TTGTTCACCAACCACTTAATGTAAATCTCACCTGCATGCCCGTAATTCTGCTTGAGCTGATGGTCGAACATACGCTTACCATCTTCGGTCGAGATAACATTGTTAGGCACAATGTCGTATTCAAACAGCCGCAGCATCTCTGCATTGCCGCCAGCCTTGACGCTTGCCAACTTCTCATAAAAGCTCGCATTGGCACTACACAATGACATGGTTTGCCAAGTGGTTGAGTTATCCCGAAGCTCGTTCGTTGCGCCTTTCATGCGGTCACTGCCTCGACCCTGTGACATGCTGTATGCCAAGTTTGAAAAGTCTTCAGGGGTGATGTTGGTGATCTCGTCGCAAGTGAACGGCAGGTTGTTCATGATGCCTAAGCGATGGGTACGTGCAGCGTTGGTGTCCCGCCAAATAGAACCTAGTGCCTCAGGGTGTCCGTAAACGCTATTGCACATGAACAGCGTGGTTGACTTGCCTGAGCCGCCTTCCTTGTAGATCACGTTAATGATCGCACCTTTAAGCCCCGTAAACTTGAACAGCGGCGCACCAAAAGCAGTCAGTGCAGCGAACGCATGCGGTTCCATCCCGGGCTTGGCGTACATGTTGAAAGCTTCTTTCCATTTAGAAAAATCACCGACGGGGCCGATGTGTTCTGCTATTGCTTTCGTAGCCGTTGATGGTGGGCTACCGTACACACCGTCTTTACTAAACTCCATCTCGCCAAGTATGAACTTGTTATTGTTGTCAGCCCAACCAAATTGAGACCTCATAATTTCTACCTTTTTTGAATACTGTAAGTTTTTAACAAATGCGTTAACGAACGTGGCTAAGTGCGTCATCTGTGTAGGAGTACCCGCTACACCGTTTTTAGCCAGCACTTTACGTAAATCATCTTTCACTGCAATCACTGCTTGCGGCACAACAAACTCGACTACACCGTCCATGGGTAAGTGCAATCTAAGCAGGGCTACGTGACCGTCACTTGGGTCTTTCATACGCTTAACCACGTACAAGGCATGCTCGTACACGCAAAACGGTTCTGCATCTTCACCATTAGGGGGTAGGTAAATCGCGCCGTTAGGCCCCTTCTGATAAGGCTTGGGGTACGCTGGTATCTTGTACTGAGGCAACAACTCATCAACGATACCTGTCTCATCTTCTTCAGGTACGTCTACCTCAACTTCAACCGTGTCATCCTCTTCTACAACTTCTCTGCTAAGTGCAATCGGTCCGTGGATTTTGCCTTTCCACTTACAGCCTTTGCACCCGCTTGGGTTAGTCTTTTCAAACGTTGCGCAACGATGTGGACCACCTTCTGCCCCGCCCTGTGATGCTTTGCGTTCGGTGGCGTGATAATCATAGTCAGGGTGCTGACTTGAAATCATGTGAATGGCTTTGTCACGATCCACGCACTCATTAGCTACAGTTAGTGCCGACCACCACAACGGCTCAGGCGTCTCAGCTTGGTTCATAAACACATAATTCAACTGCTGACATCCATCCTCGCCACGGATCATGATGTTCTTAAATTTCTGTACCGTGTTACCGGCAATCGACTCGGTTAAAAAGTTAAGCCCCGGCTCATTGACGAGTGGCGCGGTATTAAATATGGTGGCTTCTGCTGCTGGGCGCACACCTAATAACCCACTAAACGCATCAAACGCTACTGGCTTGCCTGTCGTTATCACTGCAACATCAAGCGGGGGGTCTGACTTAAAATTAAAAGTGCTGGGTATCCGCAATACACGAGCAGCCTCAAACACACTAGAGTCAACGTACAAATCATGCAGGATGCAAAGCTCGTTTAGTCTTGCGGCAACCGGTTCCCACTCTTTACGAGTTACCGTCTGCTCTAGCACCCAGTACACATGTAGACCGCGTCCTGAATTAACAATAATTGGTTTGGGCAAACCCACCAATACGCAAAAACGTTGCAGCTCAACTAAGCCTGTGCTTTGGTCGATGTAACCAAATGGGCGATTGGTAGCTGAGTTAACCAGCTCTTTGCCTTCGCCACAATCAATGTCCATCCAAAACGATTTGATACCTAATACGTTGGATTGCTTGCGGCTCTCACCTGTAGCGTACTTAGCGCAGCCAAAAAACACATTGCGCCCTTCACTTACAAATGTAGCTGCAAACTTATCTACTTCTTCCCGTGTCTCGACTAACTCTTGTTTTATGGATTTGCCCTTAATGCCAACGACTGCGAACCACCCATCAGGGGGAAGCACCGCATCGAGGAGGTCAAACGTATCCATCTGTTTATTCCAGAGACGAGTAGGCAGGGGGCAAGCCCCCAAGTCCATACCCGATGATTATTTAAGTTTTTTTAAGTACTCTGTAAGAGCGGGTACGTAAGCAGCTTGGGGTTCGTGCAAGCCCATAAACCAGTTGTAAATCGTCATTCTGCTGACGCCTAACATATCAGCAACATCTGACACTGGAATACTTTGGGCTATACACAAACGACCAACAGCTACGCCAAGATGACGACGATCCGCCTTCTTGTTCCGTTCAATGAGCATTGAACTGTATCCGTAGCTCATGATGTTTTACGCATCGCCCCATGCGCTGATAACCGATGCCAAGTCTTTCTTCGGCGCAGGTGCTTCGTCAGGCTTTTTGGTTGCGCGTTTGGTAGGCTCGGCAATCTCAACATCTTCAGCTTCAGCTACTTTTGCCTTTGCTTTAGGTGCGGGCTTTTCAAACTCTTCTACCGGTGTGCCGGGTAATGCTAATGGTTTCTTCACACCATCAGTCTGAGCAACGGTCATGGTAACTGCGTTTTTAGCCTCGGCTGACTCACCGGCTTCTTTAGCAACTTCCCACTCTTCCTGTGTAATGTGGCGCACAGGCGAGAAGAGCAACTTAGGCGTATCGCTGTCGGTGTCCAAACTAACTTGGGTCACGATCTGATTGATGTTGCGCCCGTTGCCAGCGATGTACTTACCGTAGCTCTCAAACGGATGGATGTTGCCCTCACCTTTACCAAAGATTGATTGCGAAGGCAGCGTTAACTGATACACAGCACCGGTCATATCGCCTTCAAGCAGTACGGCAATACGGCGTTGGTAGCGACAAGCACGGCTTGTACCGTCACCAGACCCAGCGATGTTTTGTGGACACTCGGCGCAGCTCTTGCCTTGCTTTTCCTCAGCGTGCGCATCAGGCACATCACCATCGTTTGACCAACAAGTAGGCGGCACGATTTCATCGGGATTGTATTTGCCAGCGTAAAACACACGAGATACGTTCTTACGTGCATTGATGATGATCACGTTCATCTCACGACCGGTCAGCTTACCAACTTCTTCGCCACCGATAATCTTACGAAACACGCCGCCACGAATCGAAATGCGTTTTGCACCGCCACCACCTGCCAATGATTTGGTTAGGTCGTTAAGCTCAGCGCCGCGCAGAAAGTCGGGTAACTCTTGATTGAAAATTGAAAGATTACTCATTGCCACTTCTCCTGAAAAATTAGCTTCTTTTTACTACGATTGTGTACTTGCTATCTGACCACAAGCCGGGGGGCAGTAAGTCAGGATGCTCTTCTAAAAACTGCTTCAAGTTTGCTTGGTGCAGTCGTTGTTGCAACAGTCCAAATGCGTCATGTTCTTTAATAAACTGGTGCATTGAACCCCAATCATTTGTGTTGTAGTTGGTTGTTACCTTACGAATGATTGTCCCTTCGTTGGTACGCATGCTAGATACGTCCAATGCCTTACACATCTCAAGCATTTCATTTGAGATTGCTTCAAGCTGGTCATTAAAATCACCAAGCTCTTGCTTGTGCCGTTCAACCGTTGCTTCTTTGGCGTCACGTATCTTAATGTAAATCTTTGCCAGCTCTTCGGCTGATACTTTTGATGTTTCGTTTTCCATGAATTACTCCTGTTGAATTGTTATTATAACTATGTTTTTGACTTTGTCAAGAAGTTTCTTCAATCTCCTGTCGATAAAGATCAATTATTTTTGTGTGGTTGTCGATGTTGTTGTTCAACATTCTATACAACCGCTCTTCTACTTCACTGCCCTTTACGTGTACGATAGTCATAGCATTCTTCTGACCGGGCCTGTTGATACGCGCATTGGCTTGCAGGTACGTCTCGACTGACATCACGGGGGCGTACCATATAACAGTGTTAGCTGCGGTAAGCGTGAGACCGTGTGACGCCGCCTGAGGCTGGATGATAAGCACCTTGACCCTATCCGTATTTTGAAAGTCATCAACGATACTACTTCTGCGGTTAACCGGCACTGCGCCATTGATCACTTCGCAGACGACATTGTTCTTTGTCAAATACGTTTTAAGTAACTCAATCGTGTGCGTGAACGGCACAAACACCAGCACTTTATGCGACGACTCTTCAATGACCTCAAGCACGACCTGTAGACGATTAGACACATCAAACTCAACAACTTCTTTGTGGTCTGTGTAGACTGCACCACCGGATATTTGCAGCAGCTTGTTCAGGTTTGTTGCTGCGTTCGCTGAGCTAATCTCTTCCCCTGCCGCTTTCATGATCATGTCGTTCTTGAGCATGCGGTAAAACTTCATCTGCTGCGCGGTAAGCGGTGCGTCACGTTCAACGTGGGTTACTTCGGGTAAGTCCAAGCACTGATCCTTTTCAAATCGTATCGCCGGTTGCAGCACGCTATGCACCACGGCTTGCGCATTAGGGCGGGGTATCCAACGAAACATGCCAACCTTGTACATAACTTGATCCCTGAACTGACCAAAGAACGGTGCAACGCCCTTGGGGTTAACAAGCTTTGCCAAGCCATACGCATCGACTGGTGATTGTGCTGCTGGCGTACCAGTAAGCATCCACAGGCCCCGTATCGTTTTGTTCAGGTCACGCATGACCTTCCACCGTTCAGTGGTTGGGTTCTTGTAGGCTGACGCTTCATCAATGACGATCAAATCAAACCCGCCGCTTGCCACTTCATCTTTGACGATAGCCAGCCCATCAAAGTTAATGATCACAAATTCTGCACCACCATTTACAATCTTGGCGCGTTTCTTCCTGTCACCATATGCTATGTCGCAGGTGCGGTGCATCGCAAACTTAAACAAGTCGTTTTGCCATGCTGACTTCATGATCGACAGGGGGCAGACCACCAGTACCCTACGCACTAAGCCAATAGTCATAAGGTAATCAGCGGCCCAGATAACTGAAGCGGTCTTGCCTGTACCCTGCTCGTTAAAAACGAACGCTTTTGCTCTTCCTACTAAAAATGCTGACGTTACTTTTTGATGCGCGAAAGGTGTGAACTGTCCGGGCCAGTTATAGTCGTCCATAGCGCATGCTTCGGTCATACATCCCACCTGTTAAATTTGGACTTGTTTTCTTCAGCAAGCAATACGCGCAAGTTGTTATGTACGTGCAACCCTGAAACTAATTTACCCTTTAACGGGATAATGTGGTCAACATGGTATTTGGTATAGCCATGTAGTTTGTTCAGATTGTGCGCAACTCTATATATAAGACGCATTTTATTTGTGTCCGCCCATACTGGGGTTACGCGCTTAGTGTGCACCCTGCGCTTTATTGTCTTTGCAATAAACTCGTGTCTATTATTTTCGTAGTACATTTTTAGATACGCTGGGTTTCTACTTTTATACGTAGCATCGTATTGTTTACGCCTGTCAGGGTCTATTTCATGCCGGTTTTTATAGTAAGCAGGATTATCATCGCGCCATTTTTTATTCGCTGAGTTATGGCACTCTTTACACCAAGGGCGTAACCCATCTTTACGGGTAATCGACACACCAAACTTTGCAACTGGTTTGCGAATGTTGCATTTAGTGCAAAGTTTTTCTATGTTCAACGGCATATGCTGTACCTGTTCATTTCTTTTTGCGTTCTCTTGCACTGACCTCAGACACTAAATTGTGCTTTGAGTCACGTTTAAATGATCGGTTGCTGTTTGAATCTTCGACACGTATACCGTCTTTGATTGAACCGCCCTTGTCGATAGCTTTCACATGGGCAGCGTCTTTACCGTCACCCTTACTTAGCTTGCCTTCTTTCATC